ATTGAAATGCACGAGGACGGTATGTGGCTGGCACATAAGTGCAGCCTGGGAGTGGACATCTGGGGCCAGCTTAACGCGGATCAGCTTGAAGATACCATCAAGGATTTGCAGAACAAAAAGAAGAGCGCCGAGGCTATTGACCTGATGATTGCACAGAAGTATATCAACCGCAGCGGAAAAAGTCTGAAGGAGGTTATCACCCTGATGGAAGAGGAACGCTGGATGCCTGCTTCCGAAGCCAAGGAATGGGGATTTATAGACAGGGTTATTCCCGGCGCCCACAAAAAGCCGCAGGTGACCAATGAAATAACCGATTGCTTTACCGCACTCGGCCTACCGCTGCCGGTTATTGCTTCAGAAGAGAAGCCGGAACCGGAAAGCCGTGACAAAAATCTGGTTTCCCAGATTATCGACGGTATCAAAGGGCTGTTTCCTGCCAATAATAAACCTGAAGACATTTCTAATTCAAATACAGTTATTTCCATGCGTAAAGAATTTACTTTCATCAATCAGATCCTCAATTGTGAAGGCATTGAGGAAAAGGACGGTAAGGTATCGCTTACTGTAGAGAACTTGCAGGCTATCAATGACGCCATCAAGGCTGCCAATGATGCGAAAGCCAAAGCAGAAAACGATTTGGCGGCTGCCAATACCGCTAAGGAAACAGCCGAAGACAGTCTGACAGCAGTTGTAAATGACCTTGATAGCCTGAGTGACAGTGTCAAGAATGCCGCTGACAACAAGGCGAAGGTACAGGTTATCCGTGACATTGTCACCCGGATACCGGGAACGGGTACGGTCAGCCATCAGGAAGCGAACGAAGACAACAGGTTCGCGGACATTGCTACAGACCCTATCAACAGTTTTGAGAATGAATAACATCTAAACTTTTCTATTTATGGATTTTAAAGCACCTATTGACATTACCGCCGTTCTGACCGCGGTAAAAAAACACAAGGACATCCTGAAGGCGGTCGACAAGCTCGATGCTTCGGAAGTCTTGAAACATTTCACTCCGGTACCGGGCATTACCGATTCCCTTGAACTGGGCAAGGTGGAGGGCGGAAGCATCTCCGGCAAATATACCGGTAAGTTCACGGCCGGCAAGTACCTGGGCAAGATTGTTCCCCGCCGCCTGGTAGTGCGTCCCGTTGTGATGGAGATGTCTGATGAGCCGGAACGTTACCGCCGTACCTATATCGCCGAAGTTCCCGGTACACTCCGCAAGGAACATCCGTTCGAACTGTGGCTGATCAACCACGGACACGAACTGGCGTCCAATGACCTGCTGTTTGCCATTTTCACGGCAAAATACAGTGCTGATGAAGAAAAGACGGATATTCAGGACTCTTTCGATGGTATCGGTACCATCATCACCGAAGGCGAGGCAGTCGGAGACATCTCCAGCGCTGAGGGTAACGTTTATACCACCGGCGAGTTGACACGTGCCAATATCGGAGAGAAACTGCTGGAAATGTGGCGTTACATGCCGCGTACCTTCAAGCGCAAGAAGAACATTAAGATGTTCATTTCCGATGATTTGGGTGACATGTACGACGACTGGCGCAAAGATGAGGGTACCATCGTTATCGGACTTAAGGAAGACACTTCTGATACGCAGCATCTTCTCGGCTCCAACAACCGTTGCGAGCTGGTACGTGTTCCGAATCTTCCCGACGGCAGCCAGTTCGTCATGCTGACCACCAAGGAGAACGTATGCTACGGTTTTGATAAGGAAAGCGACTTCAAGTCCATCAAGCCGTTCATGTCGGGTAACCCCTATACGTTCGATGCTGCCGGGAAGTATCTGATTGGTTTCCAGTTCGTATCCGTACACAAGTCCGAGTTCTGCGTCAATGACCGTCCGGTGGATCCTGAAGGAACCAATCCGTTCGGATACATTGAGGTGACCATTGCGCCGGATGAAGCGGCCAACAACGGTGGAAAGTGGCGTATTCAAGGCGAGGAAATTTGGCGTGATTCCGGTACGTATGTGGCTGTTCCCGGTGGTAAGGAATATACCGTCGAGTTCCTGGAAGCTGCCGGATATACCACTCCTGCCGTGCAGAAGAAGACACCCGCTGCGGGCAAGGTGGAAAAAGTGACGGGCACCTATGTTGTTAAATCTGAATAAATCCTGTGATTATGGCAGAAGTAGACCCTAAATTATGTATTGCCCTTGATGATATCAATGAGGCAATGGACTGTAACAGCCAGGGTAACATGGGGGGAATCGTACCGTCCGTTATCTTCGGTTATCATGAGGATGTAGCCACATGGCCGGACTATCCTAAAAAGACGGAATCCCCGCTTTCGCTTGAGGAAGCCGGCGCGCTGGTTGGTGACCTTGTCATGAAGGAAGGCCGACGGGCTTACAGGATGGACTTCACGGACGACCTGGCGGAATTCAAGATTACCGACCAGGGAGAAACCGGTGGCGAGTCGTCACTGATGGACCTGAATATCATTTCTCCCAAGATGCGAAAGAAAGTATTCGGTTTCGAGAATGCGACCAAAGGCCGCAAGATGTTCTTTATCGTGACCGACAACAACGGCACGAACTACCTGATGGGTGACAAAAGACGCGGTTCCATGCGTGCATCCGGAGATGGAGCTACCACAGGAACCGGCAGTAGCGGACGTAATCAAAGTACGCTTCACTATACTTTCGCTACCCCCGTCAAGTGCGTGTACGAGGGTGATATGGAAGACATTCTTACTGTAAAGGCTGCACCTGGCGGCTAAATTTCTCGTTTCTTCATTTAGTAATTTGTTTATGTCCGTCTCCGGATTCTTTCCGAGAGACGGACATTCTGTTTTGTCCTATCCTGGCAACAAAAATCGCAATAGCTTTGCATATCATTAAAAATCAACGTACAATGTCAAAGATTACAAAGAGCTACATTGAGGCACGCAGGGACGGCATAAAATGGCTGAACTCGCAGAAACGGGACTACAGTACCGGTGTGAATATCCTTACCCGTTCCGGATATAAAGGTTTTGTTGCCGCCCGCCTTGCCCGACAAGGAGAAAAGCCGCATACCCGTGAGAAGCTGGAGTATGAAATCCGTCAAATGATTAAAGTGTGGTACCATCCCGACGACCCGCGATTTGAGAATATAGACCTGGCGGATGATGCGGTACCGGGTAATGACGGGCGTCCCGAAACAGTTACGGAAGAAACGGCGGCAGCCATTGTTGCCATTGCGGAAAATGAACTGGCGCGTGAAGCGGATGAGCAGCCTGCCTATCCGCCGGTTATTGCCAAAATCATCTATGATTTCCGTGAATGCTATAATGAGCGTTCACGCCAGCACCGGTTGCTTGCCGAACTGGGTGAGACCAATACGCAGGCTGTATGTGCAGAACGCAAGGATATTGTCGCTCGTATAGGTTATCTCTCCAAACGCATGACTTTGCTGGCAACCGTCAAAAGGCAGTTTGAGCAAAACAAGGAGTTGCCGTCTGAAGAACAGCTGGACGAACTCTATAAAGAGAAGGATGCCCCTAAAGAACATCCGGACGCCGAATCGGACGATACCGACATCAGTGCTTTGTCGATAGAAGAACTGAAGAAAGCGAAATCCAACGCCAAGAGTAAGATAACCAAAGCAAAGAATATGTTGCTGTATTCTTCGGAGAGCAAGCCCAAAGACGGTAAAGAAAATCCTCTTCCTGATTGCCCGAAACGTGTGAAATACGAGAAGAAGATTGCCGAACAGGAAGCATTGGTAGAAAAAATAGAATATAGACTGGCCGAACTGCAATAATGCTGGTGTGTTGCGGTGATATGAATGAGACGCCGACGGAGAGCATGAAGGACAATGCGCTCCCTCTTCGCCAAACGGATGCGGCAATTTCCGACCATGACCTGGTTGCGGAAAAACTGCTGCATCCGGATGCCATGGGGATGTTGGTACCCGGCAGGGACAAACATTTCTATTCTTCAGGGGCATTCAACCTTATTCAACTGATTTTCTATATTCTGAAACAGACAGGTCCGGCACATCTGCTGCTTACTACCTATTCCATATCCATGGACAGTATTGCGGCGCTTCATCGCAAGACGGAAGCGGGTGAACTGTTGTCGGTACGGTTTCTGATAGACAATCGGGTACGCAGCATCTCACCCAAACCATTCGATTATCTGGTAACTACATTCCCGGACAGTTATCGCTGCCTGGCGTTGCATGCGAAGGTAGCATTATTATATAATGAGAATTGGAAGATTACCGTAGTGGGCAGCCAAAATGCCACTCATAACCCGAAACTGGAACGTGGGATTATCCATACCAGCCCGGACATTTTTGATTTTGACTTTAAGATGTTAAATGATGAGTTTGACGCAGCAGCAAAGTGATGAAATAGAGAAGATGGCATATCGGCTTATCCCACCGGGCTTGATTGCCATTAATATCGGTGTGGACGAAACGGATTTCGTTCAGGAACTCCGTACTCCGGGTACTGAAGTACGGGCGTCTTTCTATCGCGGGCATCTTCGTCAGATGGTCGAAATACGTGAAGCAATCATCAAATCCGCCGTCAATGGCAGTAATCCGGCACAGCAGGAGCTGATTAAATTCTTTAAATCGCAACAGCAGTATCTTGAGTATGAATAGTAATTTGACAGCAGCCAAAAGCAAGGCCGCACTGGAGGAACAGTCATACGAGCTTATCCGCCAGCACATCATTGACCCTGAAAACAGTCCGTTACCGGAACATTTGCAGGTACAATGCAACCGAGTGTTACAGATAGCCCGTCTTTTGGACGATTATCCGAACGAGAGCCATATCATCAATATCATGCTGGCAAAATACCGTATCTCACGTACACAGGTGCGCAAGGATATCGCCCTGGCGAAAGAACTGTTCAAGACACAGCATCAGTTTGACTGGGATTTCTGGTTTGCCTGGATGATAAAGGACCAGGTACAGCTCATCCGGGATTGCAAGCTCAAGGGCGACCTCAAGCAATGGAACAATGCCAAAAAAGTGCTGCATCAGATGATTGGCGAGAAACCGGCTTCGGTTGAGGACCCACGCCGCATGGAGAAGAATGTTTTCTATATTCAAATCAACAGTATGGGGCAAAAGGTGGATATTCCTCTGGATGCCATCCGCAATCTTTCACAGGAAGAGCAAAAGGTTTTGGTGGATTCGATGTACACACCCATTGACGATGTACAGGCGGAAGAAATTATGAACTCATAAATATATGGAAATATGATTGATACATTGATTGTTACAATTGTGATGTGCATTGATACCTGTAACCTCTCGCCGGTACAGCATTCAATTCATTCCGCATTTCGTGAACTGAATATAAAAGAGGCTGTTATCCGGGCGGTAGAAGATACCCGGCAACGGGAGCAGAAAGCCGGTAAACCGTACTGGCATGTAAGAAACTACTCGTTTGTTAATTCAAAATTCAGAAAACATTATGAAGAAATTAACCAATAAACGGCTTATCTCTTACCTGGTTGACCATAAGCATATCGATATGGTATCAGTCAGCAAGACACAGATTGTCTGTACCGTGTCCGCTAAGTTCAAACCGGATGAAGTGCCGCAGTTACTTGCGGACACCGGGCAATCTATGCCTCGTATGACTTCTTCCGAAGGTATGAACTACATTGTATTCCCTCGTTATTGATACGACAGGAGAATGGACGAGAACGTTTGGGAAGAGGTCATCAAAGTCAACCCGGCGCAGGCGGCATTCCTGGTAATGCCGTATAGGAACGGATATGTCATCTATTCACGTGCAACAGGTAAATCATTCATTACCGGGGCCGTGATAGATGACAATATCCGGCTGATGCCTCGTGGCATTACCACGCTCACGCAGGCTACCATTGGTCAGGCGCTCACTAAAACGTTGCCTTCAGCTTTCAAGATGCTGGAGATGCTCGGTTACAAACAATGGGATCCGGTCAGCAAGACCGGTGACTATGTGGTTTGCCGCCGTCCCATTGAGGGGTGGTACAAGCCCTACGAACACATCATGTCTTATGAATACGGTATCAGCTTCAGCAACGGGCACATGCTCTATATACTTACTCAGGGCGGTAACAGTCGTGGTCCGAATGCCGACTACAATATCACCGATGAAGCGCTGACGCTTGACAAAGAGAAGTTCGACCAGGAGGCGGCACCGACCAACCGCGGTAATGAGCATATTTTCGGACGCAAATCGGAGCATCCGGTATTGAAGCATCATGGCAATACTTTCTTATCTTCCATGCCTTATACTCCCGAACAGAAATGGCTGCTTGAACCTGCCGGATATTATGAAGAGGAACGAGATATCCGGTTGTTCGATGTTTGGAACAAGATTGTGCGGTTACAGATGCAGCTCATTGACGCGCGTATTGCCGGTGATGCAGGACTGTTCAAGGAAATCTGGAACGAGACCGTCCGTCTCCGTCAGAGCATCACGCCGTTCGTCTCGCGGGACGGCACGCTGTTCATCCTCGGTTCTATCTTCGACAATATCGCCAATGTGGGTATGAACTATATCCTGAACCAGTATAAGGTGATGGACAAGCTTTCCTTCATGATCGAGATCCTGAACTACATGGTGGATAAGATTGATAGCTGCTATTACCAATTGGATGAACGGCATGTGTATTACAACGCGACCAATGACGACTATATACGGGACTTTGCCGAGGATACCGGCTTCGATTGGAAACGGTTAGGCAATAACGATGACAGCCGTCGTGACCTGGATTGTAATCCGAACCAGCCGATAGAGCTGACACCCGACTGGGGTTCGGCAGCTTCTTTCCTTGAAGTGGGCCAGGAACGTAACTATGACTTCGTGACGAAACTGTTGACACGTGAGCCGGTGGATAACAATATCAATGAGTTCTTTGTCAAGCGTGACGAAGAGGACGACACTATGGTGAACGCGCTGATGGATAAGTTCTGCCACTATTATCGTAACCATATCAACAAGCACGTGCACTATTACCGTGACCGCTACGGGGATGCACGCCGTGCCAACAACAAAAAATCCTACAATGAGCTTGCCGTTGAGCGCCTGGAGAAACACGGGTGGACGGTGGAACAGCACACCCATGCAGGAATGGAACCGCCACAACATGATAAGTATTTGCTTTGGGCTTCCATCCTGGCAGAGAAAGATGAGCGGTTCCCAAAGAAGCGTTTCAACGGCTCAAAATGCAAGTACACACTTATCTCCATGAATAACACCCGTGTCATCGAAGACCGTGAAGGACGTTTTGCCAAGGACAAACGCAGTGAGCGTAATCAGTCCATTCTTCCGGAAGAAGCCACTCATTTCGGAGACGCGGTGGATAAACGCGTATGGACGAAGTACGGGCATTTGCTTAGGCAGGCTTACGGGTTCGTGGATGCGCGTATCTGATTAACCTTACATACATTCGCAACGGCAATCGCAATACATATAACAGGATTCGCAATCTTTGTAAGGACAGCCGCAACGCTTGAGGACAGGATACAGCACTGAATAAACGTTCGAGGGGGTGCACTGCCTATCATATTTCCTTTAAAATTGTGAATTTTATTAACAGTTGGGATAGGGCGCGGTTGGGAGAAACTTCCGTTTCTCTTTCCATTCGGATGGAAAGCAGAGTGTTATGTTCTTATGTTTAGCAAGATAGAGTTCTTATAACGTTTGTTAACTAACATCCTGGCGCGCAAAATCCGCACCGAGAAAATAGGTGGAAAATCTATCTCCTCGGTACGGATTTTGCGCGTTTTAGCGGTAATAAGCAGTGGCTTATTGTATTTACTCGCACCCATGCAGGCTACACCCGGTTTTACCCATTCAGAGGATAGACCGGGCAGAGCGGTATAGTTTTCAACTATGTATTGCGGCTGTTTCCTTTTCTGATTGTCGCCCTTTATTTCTGTCTCCTATCACCACGCAGTTTCGCTTTTTTGTGCTGCAAAGGTAAATGTTGACGTCACTGGCTCAAGTTCGGGCTGGCGTTTCATAAAAAATCTCCACCTGTACAGGTCGTATTCAAGCCGTTCCGGTTTTCTGAAAAACTTGCTCTTGCTCCTTACAACACCTTTTGATGCAGCGTAAAAAAGGCGAAACATACCGCGTAGCGACAGGCGACGCAGAAAAAAAAAGCTCCAATCAGGGAAACAGCCAATTAGATAAGGCTCACACCCGGAAGCTCAAGGTTCAACATAAAATTTGCAGCATTATGAAAACATTCACTTACAAACAGGCTATCGAGGTTTTGAACAAATATTTCAAAGGTTATAAGGTACTAAAGAAGTTTGACGGTATTAGGGAACTAAGTATTCTTTTTCGGGATGCGAACGGCAAAAAGTGGGAACTTCTTTCAACGGCCGACCCCTATTTTCAGTCGGTAGAGGATTTTGTAATCATAGAGGCGTAATAATTTAATACATAATATTTTAATACATAGGATTATGAAAAAGGAAAGAGATGAAAAGAAAGAACGTGAAGCACGGATTTTGAAAAGGCAGCAGTTAAAAACATTGTCGCAGTCTTTGGTCGCCCGTAGGGAGATGGGCGAATACATGGGCAACGAGGACGACACGGTAAACGGTCTGTTACGGTTTTACTACGCTTGTCAGGGGTACACCAACCTAAAGACTTTCAAGGAGTGGAAGAAAGCGGGTTTCACCGTCCGTAAAGGTGAAAAAGCACTGCTTATATGGGGAATGCCCGTTGCATCGAAAGCGGAGCGGGAACGCATCGAGGAACTGAAAAAACAAGGTCGGGAAGAAGATGCGAAAGAGGACTTTTTTCCGTTGTGCTATCTTTTTGCGGAAAGCCAGGTGCACAAATTAGAGAAATAGATTAATCACTATTATATAAATCATTAATTATTAACTTTTTAAATTTTACAAACATGGAAAAAGAAGTAAAAATAATCGGTGAAGAAGTGACAAAAGCAGTTGAGACAATGAAAGAAACGGGTAAGGCGGGAGCCGAAGCCCCTAAAGAACAACCTGTAAAAGAGGAAAAGCCGACCGATGCACCCGCCAAAGGTAAAGGGAAAAATTCTAAAAAGGACGAAGCGGCCAAGCTGCAAGAGGAGATAAACCGTAAGACAAAAGAACTGGAGAAATGTCTGGCCGACCTTGAACGGAAAAAGGAGATTTCCCGCAACCGTACCGCATTTATCAACGCTATGGATAAACTTGATGAAGCAGCGGATAAATTGAAGCAGGAAGATACGTTTGAAACGGCGGTTTATAAATTGCGGTTTGCGGAAGCTTCGGGCTATGGCAACAACAGCGATATTTTTACAATCTCCAACCGTTTTCTATTGGCGGAGTTCATTAAGTTTATGCAAAAGAAAATTCAGCAGAAAATCGAAGAGCTGGAGCAGCTTTTAATCAGTGAGTAATAAGTACAGGATAGCCCGCTTTCGGGCGGGCTGCCTTTGATAAAATATGAATGTTATGGAAACTTTGTTTGATAGTGCTTGCCGCTACATGAGCGACAGCGAACTGATATACGAGATAACCAATAATAAGAAAATTGTCACCGAGACGGAACAGCAAAGCGGGGAATATGATTTGAACGGTTTATTCTCCTCGTTGACACCCGGCCGCAAAAAGGTGGCTACGGCTGCCATCGAACTGTACAGGCGGCTGCAAAGCAGGTATAACGGGCAGGACGCTATCCGTTGCAGTCAGGATATTAATGCGCTGATGTATCCGTTTTTGTGGGATTTACCGAATGAGGAACTTTGGGTACTGGCTTTAAATAACGCTTCACGGGTGATAAAGAAAGTACGGGTGTCGGTTGGCGGCATAACTCAGACGGCGGCAGATGTAAGGCTAATCATGCGTATATTGGTGGAAGTATCCGCAACGCAATTCGTCGTAGTGCATAATCATCCGAGCGGGAACAAACAACCCAGTAGGGACGACAAGAATATAACGGAGAGATTAAAAAAGGCGGGTGAGGTGTTTGATATTAGGCTGATAGACCATGTTATAATAGCGGGAGATACTTATTACAGCTTTAGCGATGAAGGGATTTTGTAGGGGAGACGGGTGCGGGCGGCACCCGCTTCCGTTTGCTCGCGCACTCACAAACGGAAGCGGGTGTAGAGAGGTATTTTTTGTTCTCCGTTCCTTCAACCACGGAGGGGATTTTTTGTCCTATGATAGCGGATGGCAGAATTCTATCTTTGTGACAAAAAAGAGATATGATACGTTTTTTTACAAAATTCGTCGGTACCTACGGGTACGATTCATTAAAGGATTTCTTCCTTTCGATAGCTCCGAGCTTCAAGTATAACCTGCAACTTCCTGCAATATCCTTCAGTGCCATTACCGCAATAATCAGCGAATACATAGGCATCACTCCTTTCCTGGCAATGACCATGTTGGTGGCGATTGTTTCTGAGATGTGGACGGGTATCCGGGCAAGTAAGGTTCAGGGTATAGGTTTTGAATCTTTCCGTTTCTCCCGGTGCATCATTAAGCTATGCATCTGGCTGAGCATTATTTACATTATCCATTCCTTTTATTTGGAAAGCAAAACGATAGCGGAAAATGATTTTGTAATGCTGTTGGCTACCGTATTCTTTTCCATCGCCAAAGTGTTCGTCATGACCTGGTTTTGCGTGGAGCATGTAACCAGCATATTGGAAAACCTTGCCATTATTGACGGTAAACCGAAAGATACGCTAATCAAGCAAGTGGGGATATTATGGATGACGGTTACGGACAAATTCAAAAGAAAGGTTGATGAGACGGAACATTAAGTGCATATTTCTATGTGCGGTTATTGCATTTCTTGCCGGGTGGACAGGACATTGGTTCGGTTCCCGCTGCCGGAGTATTGTCCGTGTTCCGGAAACGGTTATCTGTCATGATACAATACATCCCGCAGTACCTGAGCCGAAAGTGATTGTCAGGGAAATACCTGCTGATGTGGATACGGCGGCTATACTGGCCGATTATTTCCTGGAGAAACAGTATCTTGATACAATTATTGAATACCCCTATCTACGGGTGGAATTGACTGACATAATATCCCGCAACACATTGCTTGGCCGTACGGTAGTGGTGGATTACAACCGGCCGGTTATTTACGATAATGCTTTAACGTTGGGATCATTTGTGGGACTTCATAATTGTATTCTTCTGGCAGGGTATCGCCGTAAATCCTGGGAATTTAAAGCCGGATATGATTTATACAACAAGTCTGTTGTGGTTGGTTTGTCTAAAGATTTGTGGAGATGGTAGCCAATATTGCTGATAATTCGTATGTATTTTCCTATGATATGCCGGACATCCGCATTACGGGCGTGCATGAGAGGTTGAGTATCCGGATGGTGATTAACGGACAGGAAGCGCTTTCAGAAACCTACTATCCGGACAATGACAATGCTGTTATCCTTTGTGATCCCGGCGACATCATCAATGAATATTTCGTACGTCCGGAACTCACCAATGATAATGCCTGGATTGCGTTATCACCCATGACGGTACAAATTTCCCTCTCGGACGATGTGACTACTGCCAACTACACGCTGTACGTATTTTATTCCAGATACCATATTTCTTTTGAGCCGTTGACCGATTTTATGTTCTATTCCCGTTACAAAGTCAAACGAGTCAGGCTGGATAACATTGAACATCTTTCTTTTTTCGTATCGGAAAAGACTAAAGTGTTTCTGGATGTTATCTATCTGGAATTAGGTAATAGTATCAAAAAAACCGTTGAGCTGAAACTTCCTGAAGCAAACCGTATGGCAGCATATAATGTAAGTCCGGTCAGAGTAAGCGGGCTTGCAGATGTGCAATATGCTAATATCATATCGTATGACGTGCGTATTACGAACGGTACTCTGACAGACCTTGTGAGATATGTCATAGACCGAAAAGGTTATCGTGAAACACATCAGTTTCTCTATTATAATATGTTCGGACTCCCAGAGGCTATCTCATTCTCAGGATTAGTGCAATACAATCCGGAACTGGTAGGCGATATTGTGGATATGGTAAAACAAAAAAGGCGGTTCAATCCCTTCTTTAATGATTCACGTACCGTTAATACCGGCTACTTGGATGAGAACAAATACAAGGCGCTGATAGATATGATAACCTCACCGGTGCAATATTGGTATGACCCCTCTTCGCTTCTAACAGAGATTATCATTACGGATATTGACTTTACCCATACGAAAATGGGTAACCAAAGAGTGAACGTGAATCTGACTTTCTGTCCGGCAAATCGGAAGTACCATGTATTCGACAGGGCTTCATTTGGCGGTGGAATATTTGACTATACATTTGATAGAACATTTGAATAATATGGAAACAATACGCAGAAATCTGGCTCTGGCCGACATGGATATCCGCACGGACGAACGCGGACGCCGGCGCATCTTTTCAATAAAGTTCGTCAGCAAGGAAGGTAAGATATATTTTATTCCTCAAGCATATGCTTGCGGTGCCGGGCGCATGAATATGAAAGAATACCAGTTCCGGGGTGTGCAGCCCTGTGATTGCAAGGGTAATCCCGAAGGACATCCCTACCCCGTAGATATAGACCTGATATTAGAGTATAATAAAATGAAAATCGTATTCTGATGAATATACTGTTTAATTCAAGCGGTATTCCCCTGCTGATGCAGTCTACATACATATTCGGTGAGACGACGGGAACACCGCAGAAAGATATGAAGGACCGTGCCAGGATTCTGGCACCGTATGACCTGTCAAATGTCAGCTATATAGACATCGATGGGGTGAAAGTACGCCCGTGGGGAAATGAAAATGATTTTCCACAGAAGGCGGCCGAAGAAATCGGTAATACCAGCGTGCTCAACACCGGACTGAAATTTCTTCGTAATCTGACGCTCGGACAAGGTATCTACCCTTGTACGGTGGACGGATACGATGATGCCGGCAATGAAATACTAAAGCCCGTTACGGATAGCCGGGTGCAGGCTTTTATTGCTTCCCGGAATGTAAGGCGCTACATGGAAAAGGTACTTCGGGATTATCTGAAGTTCGGTAACGGGGCGGTCCAGTTCGTACCGTCAGCGGCGGTTAACACTTTTGCCGGTGTTAACCCGGTCAATGCACTTTATCGCCGCTATTCCGAAATGGACGAATACGGTGCCTGCAAGTGTATCGTTTCCGGATATTGGCCGCAGCGTCCGGACAAGGGGCAGTACACCAAACTGGATGTATTGTCCGAATACGACCCGCAAATGCACGCCGAGGTACTGAAGTTTGCCGGAAAGCAGAAAGACGGATTCATCATGCCGGTGCGGGACAGCTGGAGCAATGACGACCTTTACGGCATGCCCATCTGGTGGCCCGCCTATATCTGCGGATGGGTGGAGATAGCCCATCTTATCCCCCACTTCCTCAAGAAGGCTTACAAAAACCAGATTACCTGGAAGTGGCATGTACAGATACCGTATTCCTATTGGGAGAAAAAATATCCGTCCAAGGACTATTCGGCCAAGGAACGTGAGGCGGCCATACAGAAGTACATGGACTCTGTGGAGCAGAACCTTTGCGGCCCGGATAATGCGGAAAAGCCCATCTTTTCACATTATGCCGTAAATGAAATGAACGGCAGGATTGAGGAAGAATGGAAAATCAAGCCGCTGGAGAATAAATACCAGGGCGGTGACAATCTGCCGGTATCGGCAGCCGCCAACTCGGAAATCCTGTTCGCCCTGATGGTCAATCCCAATGTGCTCGGTGCCGGTATGCCCGGCGGTACATACGCGGGCAACCAGGGCGGTTCCAATATCCGCGAGGCATTCCTCGTAAATATAGCCAATGCGTGGATTGACCGGCAGAATATCCTGGACCCGATAGAACTCTACATAAAGATGAACGGTATGCCGGAATGTGAGTTGCGTTTCCGCAATACTGTTTTAGTAACCCTTGATACCGGCAGCGGTACCAAAAAAACATTGAGCTAATGATATTCAGTGCAGAAAAATGGAACAACGGCAAGGAGTTGAAAGCGGTGATGAAGGTGAACACCGCCATCTCCTTTGACATGATGGAAACACCGCTTCGGAATGCTTTCCGACAATACCTTATACCGCTATTGGGCAATGCGATGGCGGGTGAAGTGGTTGAAATATACAGATTCGGTCCAAACCCGGATGTACTGGAACAAAATACTGAAGGGGCAACCGAACGGGAGAAGCTGGATAGCCGCCTGCTGGAGATTTGCAAGCGGGCAAATGCGAACCTGGCGTTCTGGAATGATTTTGATGAAATTAGCATGCGCATCACCGATGCGGGCTTCCAGCGGCAGAAGTCTGACAACAACGAGTCATTCCAGCAGGTGTACAAGTATCAGGAAGATAACCTGCGGACATCGTTACGGAACAAAGGATTCAATGCGCTTGACGAATTGCTTGAATTCCTGTATGCCCATATAGCGGAATATCCGGAGTTTGCGACCTCACAGGCTTACCAGAACCGTAAATCTGCCATCGTTCGCAGCACCGCAGATGTCAATGACGTCTGTTTTATCAATGGCAGCCGGATTATCTTTCTGCGTTTACAGCCGCATCTGAAGTTTGTCGAGGAAATGCTTCTTCAGCCGGCTATCGGTGACAAACTATACGAACATCTGATTGACGGGCTGGTTAATCCTTCTGAGAATGAAGGGCGGCGGAAGGATGTGGAACGTCTGCGCCTGGCCTGTTCCCGCTACATTGTGGCAATGGCGGTCAGACGTCTGTTGATGGAAACGGGCAGTATAACGGACCGGGGACTGTACTTCACCACGGTACAGCCGGGCGAAAAAGGCAATGAAGAAAAGAAACCCGTCGATGCGGAACGTATAGCCGTACAGGTTCAGAACCTGAAAGCGGATGCGGATATGTACATGACGGCTCTGCTAAGGACAGCACGTAATTATTTTGCAGAGTTATATACCGGTGACCCCAGAAGAATATTCGACCGGGACAATGACCATAAACGTACATTCTGGACATGAAAGAACTTCGCATTGAATACCGTAGCTGCGGCATCCGTCGTGAAGTGACGTGCCCGGTACCTCAGACATGGGAAGAACTGACACCGGAACAGTTCCTGCTTGTGTCGCGGCTGTATCTTCAGGAAATGGATGAATCATCATTCCTGAAGAAGTTCTATTCCCTGCCGTCCGGAGCCGGTTCCGATAATTATTACAGATACAAGTTGGGCGAGCTTGTGGAGTTCATCAGTGACTGTCGTGTCCGGATGGACCGTTTCATCCTCTCCGATGTGGCGGGATTCAAGGCGCCGGGTGAACGTCTGAAAGGAATGTGTTTTGAACATTTCATGCACGTGGACACGGCTTTTAACCGCTACACACGTGACGGTAAGGATACGTCACTGGATACTTTCGTGTCGATGTTGTATTTGAAAAGCAATGAGTATATTGTCCTACCGGCGGGTGAGAAAAACGGCTTATTTAGCCGTCAGAAACCGCTGATATTGCAAAAACGGGTAACGAAAGTGGCAAAGATTGACAGGCATGTCAAATACGCCATCTTCCTGAACTACGTTTTTGTCAAGAGGTGGCTCTCGAAAGCTTTTCCTTTCCTGTTTCCGATGGATGACGAATGGGAACCGGAAGACAAGCAAAAGAAACCGACTGCACCGTCGGTCAATTGGCTCGACATATTCGATGCCTTTGTCGGTGACGATGTGGCGGTCATGGAGAAATACCAGGCAATGCCGGTGGCAACCGCATTCCGCCTGCTTAATAAAAGAATACGTGATGCTCAAAAACAGAACAAATGACATTTTCAGAGTACATAGAGAATTTGGCCGAAAGGCATGTCGACATCCGGCACAAGGAGAACGATGAGGTACACTTCCTCTCATCCGAAAGGGAGAAGCATACGGCATTGGACAGTGTGCTCCATTATCCGGCGGTGATTCTGGACCGTGGTTCCGGATTCGGTTACGGCGGTGGTCCGGGAGCGTACCGGAAAGAGCGTGATTACCTACTTTTTGTCGTGGAGCATGTATCCGACACATCCGATTATGTACAGATAGAAACAGTGATTGACAAGTGTGAACGTATTTTAGACGAATTGTTCAATCGGTTGCTCGAAGACAAACAGAAGAGGCGCTACTGGTTCTCCTTTTCATTGGAAGAAGTGGAAGCAGACTATGTGACAAATAATGACAACCAACTTTATGGAGTGGTTGCAGCAATACATCTGTCACAATCCTATGTGGCTGTAAATTGCCGGAAAGCATTTATATAAATATGGCAGATACAATTGAGATACTTAAAGAACTGGCCCGGTATATACGGTATGCCACCCGGGAGAATGAAAACACCTCGGAACGTGTAGGACGTACGTTCGTTGGTATTCTTAACCTGATAAAAGACCTTGAGAATATCTATTTACATAAGAATCAGCCGGACGAAACTAATTTTCTGATTAAATTCTTGGGCGGATTATATTCTGATTATATCCGGTCTGTAAATTATTCTTCCGGCGTATTGGGAGAAGGCTTTTTGATAAAGGTCGACCAAAAGACCGGTAAGTCCTATATTGAGGTGGACGAGCTGTTTGTGCGCATCAAAGCCATGTTCTCCGAGTTGGAGATAAAGAAGCTCTCTTATGCAGGTGGAAACTACATGTTCACTGCCGCCGGAATGAAATGCGGCAAAGTTGATGAGTTCGATACGTTCTGGCGTTGCTATCTGCTGGTTGATGATGGAGAAACGGCTATTGAGAACCCGTTCAAGGAAGGCGACCAAATACGCTTCCAGGACTTCAATATCAAGCCGGGTGTCTACGAGAATGTATCCAACCGTTACTACTGGCGCTTATGCGTAAGTATCGGCGAGGATTACATAGACCTTAGCAAGACAGACTGTGACGCAAACAGCGACATACCTCAGGAAGGTGACAGCCTTGTACAGCTCGGTAACAGAACAGACAAGAAGCGTCAGAACGCAATCACCTTGTCCGTATATGGCGATGATGCACCGAGTATCCACCAGTATGCCGGGATAGATTCCTATTCAATGGCTGGCAAGGAAGTGACGGCTATCAGTCCGCAAGGTAACAAGTTCATGGGTGATTTTATCTTGAAGACAGGCATAAACATTATGACCCAGTTCAAGATATTGGAGGACTTGATTTATTCGGAAGTCTCTAAAGTGCTGGATGAAGTACAGACAAAAGATAATTTTCTGTATAATTCGGCTTTTGCATCCAACACCGATGGTTGGGATACGACAAACCGTATCCGTTTCTTTACTGTCAACGGGAAATTCCTGTTCTTCAATGATAATTTCTATAGCCGCAAGGATGCTATGGCAGCCGTTGTCCGATATGGCAACCGGAATGTGCTCCGTATCATAGCGTCCGGTATCAAGCAGGCTAATGCTGATTTGTCAGGAAAGCCTGTTCAGGGAGAAGAAACGCCGGGAAAATTCTTTATTTCTTTCCGTTATAAGGTTGTCACTTCCGGAACGTTGACAATCGGTTTTCCCGGACAGAACTTGTATTTTTCTGAACGGCTTGAACCGGGTAAGGAGTATATAAGAAAGGAGTATTCCGGCACTTGGGATGGAACGGGAGACTTTGAACTGAAATTTACCGGTGAAATGTATCTCCATTCTCTGGCATTGACAGCGAATGCCTATGAGGACCTGATGACGGTATTCAATACGAAAATTGAACAAACGAACAGGAAAATAACTCTGTTGTCTGAATCAATGTCCGAATCTATGAATACTTTGGCTTCCGAGATGCAGGTTGCAGCCGAGGGAATAAGTGCCGCAAATAAGCGGATAGATGCAGTTGACGGTTCTCTACGGGAAATAGGGTTAAGTATCGACGGTATAAAGGACAATCTTTCCCTATATGTGAAAAAAGATGGCTTGGGTTCTGCTATTGACGTTGCACTTGACAATATATCTGTATCATCCCGGAATATTTATTTTACCGGGAATATCTCGATAAATGGTAATACGTCCATTCGTAAAGATGGTACACTTAAGGCTGTAAACGGAGAGTTTAGCGGAGAATTGAAAGGTGCCACCGGAGAGTTCAATGGAAAAGTTGCAACCAAGAAGAATGGAACAAGAATAGAACTTGATCCGGATACAAATTCCATCCGCATGTATAACCAAAATAACCAGATGGTCGGAACATTTGACTTTGTTTCGGAATCGTGGAACGGGGCTACCAACTACTATCCGAGAATCCGCTTGATGAATTATCACAATTCCGCGTTGGTCAGTGAACTTAGACTGGGAACAAACAATTTGAACATTTCTATAGGAAGTGACTCTATTTCTTTAACGAGAAGTGGATTGATGTTCTATATTAATGGGAAAACAAAAACATATTCATCCACTTAATTTTGAGCTTATGAAGAGAATAAATTTTGAAAAAATGCTTGTAGCGTCAGATGTTGCCCGTAGTCATTGCGAGAACAGGGACTATAAGAAAGAGTTCGCGAACAAAATGTACCAATACGGCTATGGAATTGCTATGCATCTTCTTTCAATAAAGATATACCAGTCTTCTGGTGAAACGGCATACACGGATGAGGAAGTCAATCTGATGCAACGGTTTGCAGAAGAAGAGCTGCCGCCTTTCTTTATCGATGCGCTTAACCATGCGATTCAGAACCAGCCGGAAGAATGTGTAACTGATAAATGACTATTTTTATGGAATTAACGGAACAGCAATACAACGAACTATTACAGCGTCTTAAGAACGACTTGCAGGTCGGTTCCCAAGGTGTAGGTGAAATACCATTGGCAAAATCATTGGAAGGTATTGTTTCTTTACCTGCATTCCAACCGATTGAAGGTAAGGATATGCCGGATATTGTAGAAGCTCCGCTTACTTTGCTTGCTACCCCTGCATTGGACGCGGAAAAGATGATTAAGGAAGCCGAATCAAAGCGTGTCGAAGCCGAGACTGGACGTGCCAAAGCAGAAGAAAAACGGGTTGCGGAGTTCGGAACACTCAAACAGGAATCACAGGCAGCAACGGCTGAAGCCAATGCTGCTGCAGAACGTGTAGATGAATCGATTACCGACATCAGCCAAGAGAAACAAGCGGCCGTTGAAGCGACCGAGAGGGCGGATGCAGCAGCAGGTTTAGCAACCGGAGCGGCAGAGGAGGCCAATGCAAAGGCAATCCTTGCCAATCTCGCGGCAGAAGCTGCAAATGCTGCCGCAAGTCTCGCCGATGAAAAAGCTGCCCTTGCCGATGAAAAAGCGGGACTGGCCAATGAAGCAGCCACCACCATTGATACCAAAATGCAGGAGAAAATCAATGCCCTTATAGCCAATGCTCCGGAAGCACTGGATACGCTCGTCGAACTTGCGGCCGCATTGGGTAATGACCCGAATTTTGCTACGACAATGGCAACGGAGCTGGGGAAGAAGATTAATAAGGCGGACATTATAAATGACCTTATTACCGGCGGTTCCAGTAAGGTTGCTTCGGCAGAAACGGTTAAGATGCTGGATGCAAGTAAGATCGGAAGCCTGTTTTTTACAACTATATCGAAACCGATGACAAATGATGAATTCAGTGAGATTATTACTCCTGATGCTCACACGTTGTATATTGTAACTTTACCAGGCTCTTAAAACATAAAGCTATGGCAATATATACAGGGAATAGAAAAGTTGTATTTTACCTGGGCAAGGACATACTCTATGTATATGGTAACTTGCTGCTGAAAACCTACATGGGGAAATGGTATACCGGGCTGCATGTTCCATATCTCGGCATTGTTCGGATGGGTGACAGAAACTTTGTATGTCTTGTTAAAGCCGGAACTGATAACCCGCCATTATGGACTATAACCGATAAGGACGGAAGGCGTATTTTGCAAACGCAGGATGGTGGAAAGACCTATGGATATATACTAACCGGCGAACAAAATACAGCCGAATTTGATGAAGTTATTGATTGATTAATATTTACAAAAAGAGATAATAATTTAAATGTTAAATTGGGCTGATTTTCATGGTAGAAATGACGCCCCTAAAATATGCAAGGTATGGCAGAAGACATTAAAATCAATGAAGTACAACAGGTTAAGAATGCTGCATATATAACAGTAGTATTGGCAGATGGGAGCCTTGGAAAAATAGCCAAAGTAGATTTGGTGGAACTAATAAGAATAAATATGGCCACAGCTACTAATGAGCATAAAGGTCTTATGGACACCTCTGATTTAAAAAACCTTTCCGGGCTTATATCTGACAATAATAATATAAATGCTGATAATCTGCCTAATGGTTTTTATCGTTATCATCAAGAGAATTACAACGAATATAATTATCCTGCTGCGCATGGCTGTATTCTTACAATAATCACCGATTCGGTTGGATTTCAATTGTGTGCTGAAGCATGGCCGCAAAATTTTTATATCAGACAACTTTGGGACTTTTGGAGTGACTGGAAGAAAATATAAATTACCAATTGTATTGATTGAAAAGATGTCTCACGTCTTAATCATATTCTTTGCCCCTAAAAAGTAAAGTTATGGCAGAAGACATTAGAATTAATGAAGTACAGCAAGTTAAGGATGCTACGTATATACCAGTAGTATTGGCAGATGGAAGTCTCGGGAAAATAGCCAAGGTAGACTTGGTGGAACTAATCAAACCATTAATAGGATTTGATACGGTTCTTCAAGATAGAGGTGAAGCCAAAGATGATTTTAATACTTATAAAAATACAGGGTATTATGATATAAATAAAGAATTATATAATAATCCTAATTTTCCTCCAGGTATGAATTACGGCGGGTTGGTCGTTATATCTTGTAATAAAAACCGTTGGATTTTACAACTTGCATATAGTATCCAAGATAATAAAGTTCGAACCCGAAGTTGTAATGAAAGCGGAATTTGGATAGAGTGGAAAGAAGACTAATTTATAGTTTGCCATATTCTTTGCCCCTAAAATGTAGAGGGTATGGTAGAGGATATTAAAATGAACACATTTCAAGAGGTAGAGGATTGTGAATATATCTACATAGAATTAATGGATGGTAGTCAGGGTAAAATTAAAAAGAGTGTTCTCGCAAATTTGATAAAGGCTGAAATTAAAGAATCATTTCTACAGAATAATACAGAAGTTATTGAAGATTGCAATAGTCTTGGTACTTATGAGAATAATGGTCTATATTGGATAAATGAAGATACTAAAAATGCTCCACCGCTTACTGATTATAAATTAGCTTTCTTATTTAAGTTAACCTCATCTGGTTTTTATTATCAGCTATGCATCGAACCATATACTAACAACCGTTGGTATAGATGGTTCAGTCATTATTGGAGTGACTGGAAGGAAATATAAATTACCAATTGTATTGATTGAAAAGAATTCTCACGTCTTAACCATATTCTTTGCCCCTAAAAAGTAAAGTAATGGCAGAGGATATACGAGAAAATGAAATGCATGATTTTAAAACCATTGATTATGTCAGAGTGATATCTGGCGTTGATAGTGGACGAGTTTCCGCAAATGATTTCATTAGAATTTTAAATATAATATCTTCAAATGAAGCATTATTACTGGATAGTAGTCATGATATGAATAATCTGGGTACTTGTGTCTTTTGGGCATATATAGAAAATACTCTTCCTGCAAATTCTCCTTATAACCGTTTTTCTGGGATTAGTATGCATATAGGTGGACACTGTTTTCAAATGGCATTTGAAACTAATGGTGGAATGAAATGTCGTGGTTCTTATAATTCAGGACAGACATGGTCTCCATGGGTATAGAAATTTCATTGTCTTCAACTCAATTTTAAGATACCAGGAGAAGTTCTATATCTCTTGCCCCTAAAATATACAAAGCATGGGTGAAGATATACGGGAGAACGAAATGCAGAATGGTATCCCTACTAATCTAAGAGGATTGGATGCCGAAGGTAAAAGCGTTGTTATACCTACAAAAGACTTGGCAAGCTTGTTAATGTCTCCATATAAAGTAGTTTCAGGCATTATACATATACCAGCCAATAAGTGTTTGAAAATTGGCTCTTTCAGTTTAGACAAACTTGGATACGGCTTTTCCACTATAAATTTGTCCGTACATGAATATAACCATGGCGGCTGGGGATATAGACAAGCATCGTATCTATTCAATGTAGCCAATGAGAGTGCGGATAATACTCTTCTTGGAACTTTATATGGATGTAAAACGGGATTTTCCACATCATATATAAAACAGCTAAGAAGCACATTTGACAATGACGGAATATTCCGCAATCTATACCTTGATTTTAATATGGAATGCTTCGTATCGATGGATGCTAAGGTTATTGATTGGGTTAACATAGAGGTTTCGGATGAATTGAATATTGGAACTGCTAAAAATATATTGCATGGAACAATTCAATATCTCAATCAGTAAGGATTTTGTACCTAATTATTAAAATTTATAATTTCTATATTCTTGTGCTGTATCATTTGCCCCTAAAATATGCAAGGTATGGCAGAAGATATAAAAATTGATGAAGTACAACAGGTTAAGGATGCTGCATATATAACAGTAGTATTAGCAGATGGGAGCCTTGGGAAAATAGCCAAAGCAGATTTGGTGGAACTAATAAGAATAAATATGGCTACAGCTACTAATGAGTATAAAGGTCTTATGGGCACCTCTGATTTAAAAAACCTTTCTGGGCTTATATCTGACAATAATAATATAAATGCTGATAATCTGCCTAATGGCTTTTATCGTTATCATCAAGAGAATTACAACGAATATAATTATCCTGCTGCGCATGGCTGTATTCTTACAATAATCAC